GGGTCATCATCCTCATTTTATGATAAGATAAGCTTCTCATAGCCCATCCTATTCTTTGTGTGACAGGTATTCCTAGAGCTTGCACTCTTTCTGTTAATCCAATGTCTCCTGTCACAACTATCACATCACTAACACATTGGTTTTCTAAGAACTCAACTATATCATTGTCAGCTCCATCTTTTTCCATTCCAGCTTCTTTGAGCTGCATGAATTTAAATTTAGTTTGCATTTCCTCCCATTTCTTTAAATTGTGTGGTTGTGCAAACACTTTCAAAGAGTATCCTAAAGTTGAAATATCAGCTGGCAAATGAGTGGGATGACATTGGTCTCCATCTACAATAATGTAATCGAATCCATAAAGTTCCCAAAACATTTTGTTCACTTCGGTAACTGGTACATCTTGCAAATAATACTCATAAACTAAAAATCTATTGGCTGCGTTTTCAAATGCTGCTGATTCAGCTTTCTTTTTATTTGGTCCTCTTCCCTCTACTTCCATAAATCCGGAAACAGCTCCTCCCATATTAAAAGTACATATGGTTTCTCCATTCTCAACTCTGAAAATTGGAACTGGTCTTTTCCATTCCCTAAGAGCACACTGTCCATGAACAAACGATTTATAACCTAAACCGTTTAATCCAATGAAAGCAACTCTTTTGTTCCATTTTCTTCTTACAGGGTCCCACAAATTCCACAGGATTGTAAATTGTAATAGAGCTATCATTTCTGCTGTTTCTTTGTCACTACAAGCTCCACTTAAATACTCCTTTCCATAAATTTTAAGTTTTGCATAATAAGCTCCATCTTTCTCCCATTTACTAATGTTTAATGGCATTCCAATTTTCTGTGTCAATTCTCGTTTAAAACTATTCAAGGTAGTACCCCAAATGTTCATTACTTGCTTTCCTTTATTGTCCTCTACAAATTTTTGCATCAATTCTGTATACATCAAAATGATTGTTTTCATCCTTGCTGCAAATTTTACATCAAATTGCCATAATTCATCAGTCCACATTCTATGCACTGTCATTTTTATTGATTCGCTCAAAGCCATAATAGCATCTGCAGTTTTTCCATCTACTCTAAATTTGTCCATTTCTGTATAGGCTGCTGCCATGACTATTGTATCTCTAATTTCATCAGGATCTACACTGGGAACTTCTATTATCTTCTCATCAAATTTAACTTCTGCTTGTCCTTCAAATTTTAATGCAATATATCTATCTTTAAAATAAGACCATTTCATTGCATCATTTTCTTTATCTAAATCGTGTTGACTTTTCGGCTTAAATTCGACTTTATCTTTCTTTTTATATTTTGACAAATCAACTTTTTCAACATCCATGTATTGACTCATATCTGGTGAATCACCTGACTGTCCTTCCGGTCCACTATCTGGTTCATAATCATCTATAAAATAATCTCTTTCAATTAAATCAGCCATATGATCATCTAAAAATCTTGAAGCTGCCCAATGTCCATCTGGATCACTATCCTCTTCACTCTCTGAACTTTCATGATGTTGTTGAGTCCAAAATGGGTTTCGATACTCAAATGGATTTTTACCTCCATAACGTTTTCTCTTATGATAATCTTCTATCCATTTTCTATGAGCTTCAATTTCCTGATCTGTTCTATCAGGATGTTCCCAAAAACTTTTATCAAACATTTCATCGTCAGTATCTGATATTTCCTCATCTGGCGACTCTTGCCAAGAATCACTCTCTGATCCCGATTCATCTGTCATGTGAAATCTTTGTCTATTATGTGTTCCTGGTTCTAAACTAGAATTCTGAATATAAGCATCTCTTCTAACTATCGTTTCAATAACAAATTCATTCAAATTTTCTGCTTGTAAAATCTCATCCACAATAGTGTCTGCATTCAATCTCAATTCTCTCACTATTTGAGCCATTCCTAAATCTTGTTCTATATTATCTAACAATCCATCAGGCCCTATT